GTAATTTAAATCCCACAATTTCCGTGTTACACTCTCCCCGCTGGTAGAGCGAGTTGACGTATGGCTCATAGCCATGAGGGTCGGCGCCGGGTTGGGGGTTCCTAGCCGCCAGCATTTCTGTTACAGTCCATACGTTTCCAGACGACATCCTGTCGAGGAAGGACTCAAGTGCACTCATCCATCACCGCCGATCAGTTTTTGCGGCAGTTGGCACTTTCAGAAGCGAGAAACCGAGTGGGGGCAAACCTGCCGATCCAGAGCGTTCTTGCTGGCGAAGGTCTGACACAAGCCGAGTACGACCAGATCAAGACCAATCCACAGTATCAACGCTATGTGGATGCGTACGTCAAGGAATTGCAGGACAACGGCTTCTCCATTCAGGCCAAATCACGCTTGCTTGCAGAAGACTTACTGCCGACGATGTACCACTTAGCCAGAGACCCCGACGCGCCAGCCGCTGCAAGGGTCAAAATCTTCGAAAACTTCATCGAATTGGCTGACGCCAAGCCCAAAACGAGCCTCAATGCGCTCCCGGGCAGTGGTTTTTCCATCACAATCAACATCCCGCAGGTGGGTCAAACACCCGCTCAGACCCTCGTTTTAGAGGCTGAAGACGCCCAAATTCCACAAAAATTGGTCGAAAACAGCCCAGAAAACACCATAGAACGCCCAAAAATCGAGCTTTCTGAGCCAGACGACTATGTTTACGCGGGAGACGACTACACATGAGTGTGCAATACACCCCACCACTGTCCGTGGTGCCATTTCTGACGTCCGACAAATTCTCCAACTTCATCGTGGGCCCCGTGGGTTCAACCAAGACCACTGCGAGCATCATGAAGATCGCCCTCGAGGCCAAGCGCGTCGCACGGTGCCATGATGGTCTGCGCAAATCGCGCATCGCCGTCATTCGTAACACGCGGCAAATGTTGTGGGATACCACGATTCCTGACTTTTTGAAGTGGTTCCCTGACGGGCAGGCCGGCACGTTGATGAAAACCGAGAGCAAATTCCTCATGCGATTCGATGATGTCGAGTGCGAGGTGCTGTTTAGGGGTCTGGATGATGCCAACGACGTGCGACGACTTTTGTCGCTGCAGTTGACCTTCGGCATGATGGACGAGTTTCGTGAGATCAACCCTGACATTTACAACGCGCTGACAGGTCGTCTGGGGCGCTACCCCGACAAGACGATGAACGGCGTGGGCGCGTGTGATGACACCGGCAAGCAGATACATAAGGTGTGGGGAGCCACTAACCCGCCCGACGCGGACACGTTTTGGGAAGAGCAGCTGAGCGACCCGCCCGGTAACATGCACGTGACCATCCAGCCATCGGGTTTATCGGACGAGGCCGACTGGGTGCAGTATCTGCCCGAGGGGTACTACGACAACTTGTGCGAGGGCAAGAGCGAGGACTGGATCGACGTGTACGTGCACGGTAAGTTCGGCCGCTCACTCTCAGGGATGCCGGTGTACCAGAGGACGTTCGCGCCGGAGTTTCACATCGCCAGCTCGGAGCTCAAGCCCGTGCAGAACGCGGACTATCCCATCACGATCGGCATCGACTTTGGGCGCACACCAGCAGCGGCGTTTATGCAGCGCGACCCGCGCGGTCGTGTGCTGGTGCTCTCGGAGATCACCTCAGAGAACATGGGGCTGGAGACGTTCATACAGACGCGACTCAACCCGCACATCGCCAACAACTACCCCGGGTACAAGTTCGTCGCGGCGCCTGACCCCGCAGGGTTCATGAAGCAGCAGGCCAACGAGATGACACTGGTGGATCAGCTCAAAGCGGCTGGGTTTCACTGTGTCAAGCCGCCCACCAACGACCCGGACAAGCGCATCCAAGCGGTGGAGCGGCTGCTTAACCAGCAGATTGAGGGCAAAGCCATGTTCTTGATCGACCCGCGCTGCACACAGATCATCAAGGGCTTCCGCTCGGGGTACCGGTACAAGGTCAAGAAGAACGGCGAGATGGAGGACAAACCCGACAAGAACGAGTCAAGCCACGTGCACGACGCGCTGCAGTACGGGGCTGCGGTCATCGACATGAACATCCGTGGGTACGGGGTCAACACCAGCGTGCGTCGGGAAGTTAAGCCCGCACCGTACCGCTACACTTGACCCGTCCAGCCCGCAGAGTACAATCGTGGCATTTACGGCTTGGAGTAGTCTATGTCTAAGTTCTTCCCATCATCGAGCCTTGAGCGGCGCACCGAGCGCTTTCAGCTGCAGGTTTCTCGCGGACAAATAGCTGGACACCGAGCCATTCAGGTGTTTGGCTACAACGCTGATCTTGACCAGACTGAAGAGTCAATTTGGCCCGATGGCGGCACAGTACCGCACCCGACGGTTGCGTCTGTGTTGAAAGTCAGCTCGACAAGCGCCAGTGATGCAGCAGTCGGAGTTGGTGCACGCACAGTGTTCATCGAGGGCGTTGATGGCGACTACAACGTGGTCAGTGAAAGCGTCACCCTCAACGGCACAACGCCAGTCAACACCACCAACACTTACTTGTACGTCAACCAGCTGTATGTCACCAGCGTGGGCAGCACAGGGGCGAACGTAGGCGTTATCAACGTCGGCACTGGCGATGTGAC